TCAAACCAATCCCACAAGCTGATTGTACTCCTCAATTTTCCAGCGTTTCAGCCAGTCCCATAAGCAAACCTTCATGTATGCTGCCTTGTTGCGAATGCTGCTTTCCGTTTTTTCTCTCAGTATCTTTTCCCATTCGTACTGAAAGCTGAGAATGAAATCATAAAGCGAATTTTCTCGGATAAGACTGTTCAGCGTATCAAGAACTTCCGTGTAACGAACGATCTGCCCGTTGAACCTGAAACTGTCAGCCATAATAAACTCAGTCAGCATTTTCAACGTTATGTCTATGAAATTCTTGTTAGGCATCGGCTTCATATCATCGTCAAAGACATAATTGCTGTATGCCGAAAGATACTGCAAAGCCGTCAGAACATAACTGCTGTCACTTCGGAATGATTCGGGAATATGAAGAGTTTTCGTCCTACGTTCTTCCTCGTCAACAAACACTAAGTCCCTCTCAGAAGTCGGGTCACGGGTGTAAATGTAATGCCAGTTGTCAAGGTCAAGCCTCATAGCCGAGAGAATTTCAAGAAAAGATAATTTGCTTTCCGTTTTCATTCCGTCATTCAAAATTTTTTCATCGCACGCATACGGAGAGAATGAATGATTTGAAAAACAATTACTTTGATTTTTATTATCTTTAGTTTTACCCCGTGCATCGGCTGACCTTGTTCCCCCATAATCAGCGGAACAAGCATTTTCGGCAGAAAAAGAGTTGCTAACAGAATTATCACTGCTGTTACCGATGAGCCGAGCGGAATCGGATTCATCAGCGCCTGAAACGGAATTCAGGTTCGTTACAACCTTGGACTTTTCATCGCCGGGAACGCTCTGAACGGAATCAAATGCTGTTACCTCTATAAGACGATGCTTTCTGTTGTATCTGCGCTTCTTCCTCTTTTCAAGCTCTTCATCATACTTCATTGCAATATTTTCCTGAGCTTCTTCACCCGATCTCAACAGAGATGCAAACTTATCCGCATCTGGAACTATCCTGAAATATCTTTTGGCAGGTAAGCCTTTAAGCTCCGATTCAATAAGACCGTGCTTAATAAGATGACGGATAGCTGTTTTCTGCGCATCTTCAGCATAACCGCTGCTAAGATGAAGGTCCTTAACAGTCGAATAGAACCAGCCGCCCTCTGTAAGCTTTCCGAGGTTATTGTAATAGACGTGTTTAGCGATAAGGCAGTTATATATCTCTGCTTCAACATTTCCTATCGCAAAGGACAGCAGCCTGTTCCTTGAAACCGTATTTGTAGGATTAAGCACTTCAAGTAATGGTGTTATGAGGTATTGCATATCATATTACCTGTCTTTCCCGCAAACATTCCGAAAGGTCTGTCTTGTTGATAAGCATGACAGTTTCGCTTCTTGCAGCCGAAGCCATTGTCGGCGAACACAGACATTCGCACTGTATATCGGGAATGGTCATATCCATAACGTATGCTTTCATCATTTTACCGACTGTTTCTCCGTCGATACTACTTCCGTATGCCCTGAGATCATCAACACAATCGGTGAATATCACTCCAAACAAAGTCTTGCTGACATCATATACATCACTGCGCTGTGCTACGCTCTTGGGAATATATATTGTATCATCACTGAGTATTTTAAAAATATCATCTATTATATAATTTTCCATATTAGGACGGTTAATATAATCTGTAGCCATTTTTAGTCTCCTTTTTGGGAGCAACAAAAAAGCCTCCGTACGCATACAAAATGTACGCATACGGAGGCTTAACCTTCCATACTTCAAATAAATACAATAAAACTGTATAAAACGACACTAACCATCGTTCAAAGGAAGAGATTCACAAATATCACTCTCTATACCTTTTCTCGATGGTTAGTGCTTAGAATTGCTTGGCTCCCCATTCCTTGCAGCAGGCGAACGAATTATCTGATACATCATCTTTATTTGCGGGATTTAGTGGGATTTCTGTGTTCTTGCCACCCTTGAAATAGATATCCAGGCTGTCATCGTACACATATATGCGGCTGACAGCTCCGTCAATGAGCAGCTGCCTGCCCTCGTCAGTCATTGTATCTGCGTTCTGAATAAGGTCAAGTATTTTCTTTACAAGTTCAACCGTGGGCATATCATCGGCTTTGTGTTCTGCTATACGGATCTCGGCCTCTTTCTGCTCCTTCTGCTCGGTGAGCTGTCGGAGCTGAGTGTATAATGTTTCGTTGCCGCCCATTTCGGCAATGGCATTGACAACGTTATCAACCTTATTTGTAATTTTCTGCAGCTCGGCTTTCATTACCTTCACCTGATCGGCAGGACGAGAGTTCTTTTCATAATTCTCAATCACTTTTCTTGTGAGCTCTTCGGGGTCAGCATTGGCAAAGGCTCTCTGAATTGCTCCGATGATCTCATTTTCAATTTCTTCCTTCCGCTCGGTGCACTTATCACAGCCTGTATGCTTGCGCACTCCGTTGCAGCGGTAATATAAATGCTTTCCTTTGGTGCTGTTGCCGCTCATGCCGTTCATCGGTTCGCCGCAATGACCGCAAAACAGCTTGCCTGTGAGATAAAAATTCTCACGCTCGGAAATCTTCGGCGCACGCTTCTTGTTTTCTACAAGCTTCTTCTGAACTGCCTCAAATAAAACAGGGTCAATCATAGCTTCATATCCTCCTTCAATACGGACATCTCCGTATTTATACACGCCTATGTATTTTTCGTTGCTGAGCATTGTGTAAAAGCTTCCCGTGGTAAATTTCCTGCCCATGCGGGTCCGATAGCCCTTTTCATTCAGATATCGGGCTATTTCTGCCAGTCTCTTTCCCTCTGCATACATTCTGAAAACTGTTTCGGGAATAAATCTTGCAGATTCATCTATCACATACTTCTTGCCCTCTATCTTATAGCCGATAGGAATTTGTCCGCCTGTGCTCTGACATTTAAGTGCGCTCTGGTGCATTCCTCTGACGGTCTTTTCCCGAAGGTCGGCACTGTAAAATTCGTTGAAGCTCTCCATGACGTGCATCATCAGGTCGCCTGCGGAGCTGTCTCCGAAGTCTTCTTTGATTGAGAGCAGGCGCACACCGTTACGCTTGAGCTTTCCTCGGTTGTAGGCAGCGTCCTCGGTGGAGCGGGCGAAGCGGTCAAGCTTCCACACAAGCACAAGCTCAAAGGTATGCTTTGTGCTGTCACTTATCATGCGTTGGAAGTCGGGACGATCATCATTTCTGCCCGTCATAGCTCGGTCGATGTACTCACCAATTACCGTGATATTGTTGGCTTTGGCATAGTTGTAGCAGTCGTAAAGCTGTCCCTCGATGGACTGCTCCGTCTGCTTGTCGGACGAATACCGGGCGTATATTACGGCGGTTTTCATATATTTGTTATCACTCCTATTGATTTTTTCGTCAGGATATGATAAAATACAGTTACTGTGGTGTGTATTTTATACATATCCCTCTCCCCGTTCGATGCGCCAACATCGAGCGGGGAATTTTTTATTTTAATTCATTGATGCTATCATTGCTATACCCCTATCTGTTGGCTTGACTGCAAATTTGCCGCCTTTTAAATATTTTGATGTTTCTATAATTAAGCCTTCTGATTTTAAGATAGAAAAATCACTAATCGGATATCCGGCTAAACTGTCAGAATGAATAGGACCTTTTCGAGAAGTATATTTATCAACAATTTCCTTAAGCAGCATGATGTAAGACGGCTCGTCAAAGTTTTCTTCTCCGTATTTTATGCCCTTGCCTGTAAGATTGCTAATGACCATTTCAAACATGTCTGAACTTTCATACTCAAGGTATCCAATAGCAGCAAGTTCTCCGTAAAGTTCTTTTATATCATCAACGCACATGTCGGAAAGCCTGCATATTTCTCTTATATCGTTAAATGCAGCCGCTTCGCTTCTGCTTAAGCCATGAGACTTTTTATTCTCATACTCTTTGTATAACGCTTTCAATAACTTTTTGGCATCTTTGGTGATCCCTTCATTCTGAACGGTAGCGCTTTGAGGCGTTTTTTGTACTATTTTTCTATTGTCAGGCTGAATATTACCAATGACCTTTATCAAAGTATTTTTAGCACTGTTAACCTTATCTATATCAATGTCATAAAAATAAGTTCTGATTGTTTTTATATCGAAAGGAAGTGCTGTACCCTCTCGTGCTATATGTATCAATGGGAGCCCCTTGGATTTTCTGTATCCTGCTTCATAAAAGACATTAGGATTGAGCCCAGTAAGATCGGCAATAGCAAGTTCATCGTTATCAAGATGATTAAAAATATCTTCGTTTATGCTGTTTACAGTGAATTCTGTATCAGATCTGATAACATCATAATCAAATTCTTGGCATGCTGGTGTAACGATATATTTAAGCACAATATCCGAAATTCTTCTTATTTCGCTGCCTGCTTCTCCGATTGGACAAATTAAAAAGCATTTTTTTGACATCTTACATACCTCCTGTTAGATAACCATTCATTATTCATTGCCGTGATATTCCGAATTGCTTTCATCTGCATATCTCCACACAAAGCCTCCAGCGTGCTTATAAACACCGTTGGCTGCATCTCTGATATTTTTAGGACTTATCCCATTTTCCTGTGCAGCAGAGGCAACTGTTTCATACCGCTCTATCAGTTCCATGTCATCGGATAGCTTCAAAATAGCTCGTCCCTGAACCTTTTTAGGCTTGTTGGCTGCCTGCTCTTTTTGAGCTTCCTTTTCCTGCCTTTTCATCTCTTTGAATTGACGTTCCCGCTGCTGCTCCAGTTTTTTTATCAGCATATGGACGGCTTTATTCCTTCGTATCATCAATTTTTCACAGACGTAAATGCTATCATCAAGCCGTTCTATACCCTCGTTCAGTATATCGATCTCGTTATCCAGGTCCTTTATTTTGTGATACGCCATTGCATATGATTCGTAAAGTGCAGGAGCACAGTAGCCGTTATATCTTGCCTCATCAAACAGCTTGATTGCTGCCTCTATGCTCTCGGCTTTTCGCAGGCTCTCCCCCTGCTCCCAATATGCAATGCCTTTATCGAAACCTTTGCTCTGATTATTCAGGTCTTTGATATCCTGTAATGGAACTCTTGAATTTATAGGATTTATGGTCAGCTGAGCCTGCATATTCTGATACTCGTTTTGCAAGAGCCTGATACGCTCTTTAACGTTGTTGATTTCCCGCTCTTTGCGTTCTGCCTCTTCATTTTTCATATCGATCAGTTTCAGCAGTATCTCACCGCAAACCTTTGCATCTGAAGCAGCTCGGTGTTCATGGCTATTTACTATTCCAAAATAATTAGCCAATGTTTGTTGCTTATGGTTTTCTACCCCATAAATCATATTTTTAGATAGCCTAAGAGTGTCTATATATTTTATTTTTCCGTCATAGCCTAACCGCATAAGAGTTTCCGATAAAAAGTCCATATCAAATCTTGCATTATGGGCACACAAAATGGTTCTTGTATCCAAAACATCGCCCCAGAAACTAATCAAATCCGAAAAAGCTCTCTTTTCAGGCGGAGCAGTGCTTATCATTTCGTTGGTTATATGGTTTATTGCCGTTGCGGATTGCGGTATCAAAACATTAGGATTGACAAGCGTACTGAATGACTTAACAGGGACACCGTTTTCAAAAACAACCGCTCCTATTTCTACAATTCTGTCAAAGGCGGAGCTTAGTCCTGTAGTCTCAACATCAAATGCTATAAATCTTTCTTTTATTTTGGAGATTTCATCATCTTCAACAAAATCCTCATATGTCAGAACAAGACCTCTCTTTTCCGGAGAAGATTGAACATTACTCGCAGGCGTGACAGGTGTGGAGCACTTCAACTCGGCATTTGTATCGAGGCGCTTATCTTTCAGAGCTTTCTGCTCTTTGATTTCACTTCTCCATTTTTCATCTTGTGCAGCTTCTTCGCACTGCTTACATCTGCCATATTCATTTATTTGAAAAAACAAAAAATATTTACCGCATCTGTAGCACTTTTTGAACATAATGTCACGTCCTTTAATCAATCTGCTTATCAAAATACACCCACATAGCAAACTTAACCATATCCTCGGTAATGCCGAAATATTCAGCAAGCTGCCATATCTCTGTATTTCCGTCTTTCATTGCTGTAACCATCTCGTCCTTCGGGGCGAGTTTTTTTATTGCCCATTTATTGGCTCGATATTCCATACGTTCCCGAAGTTCAAGGCTGTGTTCGGTATAAAACGACATGGTCTCGCAGTGACCAAGTTCATGAGCAAGAACAGTCAGAAGATCTGTAACGCCTGCAATCTGATCGTGATCTATTATTACTGTGCAGTCTCCGCAGTCATTGATAGCCATCGAAGGACACTTTTGAAGCGGAGCGTCGATCATAAGAATATCATCGGCTTCTGCAAGCTCACAGAGCTCAACATAACTTGTCATTTATCAGTCTTCTTTCTTCTTGTCTTCTTCCCTCATTCTGCGGGCTATCTGGGCGTATTTGCGGACATCGTTCAGAACCTCTTCATCTACATCGGCGGTGCCAAACAGAGCGAAAGAAAGCTTCTCGTTGTCGTTCTGTTCTTCATTACCAACAAGGTAATCAACAGATACACCAAGAAATTCTGCAATTTCCCCTATGCGCTTCATATAAGCGGTACTTCTACCTTTTTTCCACTCCGATACGGCTTGCTTTCCGACTCCAAGATGATTTGCAAGTTGCACCTGCGTTATTCCCTTTGCCTTGGCAACCTCTAATATTTTGTCAAAAGTACACATTTTTCTTACTCCTTTTTTGTTGTTTAATGAGAAAAGGGTAAATATTTGTACTTTTCTATTGACAGTAAGTAATTTATGTACTATAATGTTTTTTGTAAGGAAAACACAACACATAGTCAATAAGAAACTGAACCTATGAGAACGGCAATTCTCATAAGCAAGAGTACATACTATTAAGTCCTTTATGCTTATATAGTACATCTTTTACTGACTTTTGTCAAGCTTTCCAAACAAAATAATTTAATATTTACATTTTTGCAACGAGGTGATAATTATTTACAAGCTTTTTATCGCAGAAGTAAAAAAGCAGCTTTCCATCAGAGGGTGGAAATATGCCGACCTCTCAAAGGCCACAGGTTACACTGTAGGAACAATCGAGGCGTTTATGTGCGGCGCACGTGAAAGTGAGCGCATGGCAAACTGCATCGCCCAGGTGCTGGGAATAGAGAGATGATGTCTATTTTCATTATAGCACATTATCTGTCCCGAAATCAGGACAGAAAGGAGAAAATCATGGACAAGAACTATCCCACCAGAGAAATGATGTCCGAAAGCGGACGCAGGATCATACTCGTGAACGAGCCAAGCCCTGAGATTATGGCAAAATGTCTCAAGCGTATCATCGACAAGAAGCTGCTCGAAGCGGCTAAGGAAAAGGCAGGTGTAAAGTAATGAGCATCACCAATCACACCAAGGCTCAGACCACTTACGATATGATCAAATTTGCTTATGACCATATGGAAATTATTGAAGAGGAGGAGAACCTGTGTACAAAGTAATCGACACATTTGACGGATTTGAGGACATCATCGGAACGTATGATACGTTTGACGAAGCCAGAGCTGCGGCAAAGGAACGTGCAGAAGATACTGACGGTGAATGTCAGGTCAACATCTTCGCTAAGACAAAGAAAGGCTATAAGGTGATAATATGACTAAGCAGACAGCAAACACAAGACCCGTAAACATCAAGCAGGAGCCTTCTGCTGATGCCCTTGCCGATACTATCGCAAGGCTCATCAGAGCGATGGAACATGGGACAAAAATTCAGAAGGAGGCAGATGCTGAATGAAGATGTACATAGCCAAGTGCTTTTTTGGCAACAAGGTCATCAAATTCCGCACACAGGCGTACAGCACTGAGGGGCTTGAACCTACTGCCAATGCGATTGCAATGACGCTTACAGGACGCATTCCGGACAGGGTAGAGTTTGTGGCTTGCCCAGTGCAGGGATAAAAAATCCGCCTGATTCGGTTGCAGCCGAGGTCAGGCGGAGGAAAAATAATAAACAGATATATTATCATCTGCATTATAGCAGATAATGAGGAGGATGTCAAGATGAAAATCAAAATATGCCTATGCCGCAAATGCGGCAGGCGCTATCGCAATAGCTTTGGTGAGGTAAAGAAATAATGGATATCCGTGAATTTCAGCAGAAACAGCATCTCCCCTACGAAGCCAAAGTTGCTCATGCCGAAGTCAGAGCGTGGGAGTTTTACAAGAAAATCACGGGAGAATATGGCGCAAACTGCCATGTATCTGTGGGCGGTCTTGACAGTATTACACTGCTTTGCTTCTTGCGGAGCATTGGCATTGATGTTCCTGCCGTTTCCGTATCTATCCTCGAAGATAAAGGCAATCAGGAGGTACATAAACAGTTGGGCGTTATCAGCATAGCGCCGTATATGACAAAGACAAAGGTGCTGCAGGAGCTGGGTTTTCCTGTTGTTTCCAAGGCAAAAGCTAACAAGATAAACTATCTCCTCACACCCGACAGCGAAAAGCAGACGTTTATCCACGCCATAATGACGGGAGATATGGGCGAGCAGGGACATTTTCAGCACAGCAATAAAATAAAATTGCCTGAAAAATGGATAAAGCTTTTCGGGTACAATTACCGAGAGCACCGTCCTGACCTGGCTTTTACAAAGCCGCCCGAATTTAAAGTATCATCAAGATGCTGTTATTATATGAAAGAAAAGCCCGCACAACAGTTACCCTTATTTGGGGCTTATGGCTTCCGAGGGCGGACAGAGGGAAATGGGACTGATGAAAAACGGCTGTAATTATTACGGCAAGAATACTGTTCGTTCCTGCCCATTTGCAATATTTTCCCGTCAAGACCTTTTACAGCTGGCTCTTGACTTGAACGTTCCCGTTCCGAGAGCATATGGCGAGATAAAGCGCAAAGATGACGGCACACTGTACACCACGAGGGCGCAAAGGACAGGCTGTTCGATGTGCGGGTTTGGAATACATATGGAACAGAGACCCCACAGGTTTGACAGGCTTCGTGAAGATAATCCCAAGGAATGGCACTACTGGATGTATGAATGCTGCACTGACAGCGATGGTGAAAAATATGGCTGGGGGCGTGTCCTCGACTACATAGGTGTTAAATGGCAGGATATCCCCCAAACCAACGAACAAATGTCACTTTTTGAGGAGGAATAAAAATGATAAAAATCAACAGTCTTGAGCTTGATGATGTCAAGCGTATAAGAGCGGTAAAAATCGAGCCTACGGAAAACGGGCTTACCGTTATCGGCGGCAAAAACAATCAGGGCAAAACATCAGTCCTTGATGCTATTGCCTGGGCGTTGGGCGGGGACAAATTCCGCCCTTCCGGTGCAATGCGTGAAGGCTCGGCAGTTCCCCCGCATCTGAAAGTAAAGCTCAGTAACGGAATTGTTGTCGAACGCAGCGGCAAGAACAGCGATCTCAAAGTCACCGATGAAACAGGCAAGAGAGGCGGACAGCAGCTTCTTAATGCTTTTATCAGCTCATTTGCACTTGACTTGCCTAAATTTATGGAATCGTCCTCAAAGGAAAAGGCAAATGTACTTTTGCAGATCATCGGTGTCGGTGATAAGCTCTTCGAGTTTGACAAGCAGGAAAGCACGCTGTATAACCGCAGGCTTGAAATAGGCCGTATCGCTGAGCAGAAAGCCAAATATGCCGCAGAGCTTCCCGAATATGAGGGCATTCCTAAGGAGCCTGTTTCTGCCTCAGAACTCATACGTCAGCAGCAGGAAATACTTGCAAGAAACGGTGAGAATCAGCGTAAGCGTGACAGAGCTGCACAGCTCAACAATGAATGCACGGTAATTGATAACCGTATTGCAGCTCTCCGTTCTCAGCTTGCCGAGCTGGAAACCAAGCGCTCCGAAATATCGGAAGATCTGAGGATCGCTGAACTTTCTGCCGCTGATCTTCACGATGAGAGCACAGAAGCACTTGAAAACAATATCCGTGATATCGAAGCGGTAAATATTAAGGTAAGAAGCAACCTTGACAAGGAAAAAGCGGAAATGGACGCTAAGCAGTTCAAAGACGAGTATGACACCCTTACTGCTCAGATAAATAATATCCGTAGTGACCGCTGCAAGCTTCTTGACAGTGCCGCTCTCCCTCTTCCGGGGCTTTCTGTGGAGAACGGAGAACTTACATATAACGGTGCAAAATGGGACTGCATGAGCGGTTCGGAACAGCTCAGAGTTGCTGCCGCAATAGTCCGCAAGCTTAATCCCGAATGCGGTTTTGTCCTTATGGACAAGCTTGAACAGATGGACATCGAAACTCTGAACGAGTTCGGTAAGTGGCTTGAGGAAGAGGGATTGCAGGCAATTGCTACAAGAGTTTCCACAGGTGGAGAATGCAGCATAATCATTGAGGACGGATATGTCAAAGGCACACTTCCCGAACCCCCAAAGGAAAATAAAACGTGGAAGGCAGGCACATTCTGATGAAAAGTGAAAAACTTGTTTTTAAAAGCTCGGCACGGGATTTTCCTGTAAGCGGCTTTACAAACGTGAAAATATCCAATGATTCCTATGTGAAAATTCTTGCAATAAAAAGCGCCACAAGCAAGCCTGCACAGGATATTTTAAACGAGCTTGTCGAGTATGCTCTTGATAACTCCATCATCGAAAAAGCAGACGGTACGACCGTTTTTGCTTCCGATGTAATTGATATGATCATATGAAAGGAATGTTGATATGAACGTTAAAATTTCGAACGGCATCGTCCGCAAAAGGCAGAAGGTAGTTATTTACGGTCCCGAGGGAATAGGAAAATCCACCCTTGCAGCACAGTTCCCCAAGCCTCTTTTTATTGATACAGAGGGCAGCACGGGAAATCTCAACGTCAATCGCTTTGAAGACAAGCCAACATCGTGGACAATGCTGACAAACTACATTGAGTATGTAAAGCAAAATCCTCAGGTATGCGAAACTCTTGCTATTGACACGATGGACTGGGCGGAAAGGCTTTGCATTGAGGATATACTGAACACCTACGGCAAAAAGGGCATTGAGGATTTTGGCTACGGAAACGGCTATGTTTATGTTGCAGAGGCAATAGGACGATTTCTCAACACGCTGCAGGAACTTATTGACAAAGATATCTGTAACGTGGTACTTAACTGCCATGCTCAGCTCAAGAAATTTGAACAGCCGGACGAAGCAGGCTCATACGACCGATATGAACTTAAACTCGGCAAGAAAACAAGCTCCCAGACAGCTCCCCTCGTAAAAGAATGGGCTGATATGATCCTCTTCTGCAACTACGAAACATATGCAGTTGCCGCAGACAAGGACGGCAAGAAGTTCAAGGCACAGGGCGGCCAGCGTGTTATGTACACCACTCATCACCCCTGCTGGGACGCTAAAAACAGAGCTGACCTTCCGCCCAAGATACCCCTTGATTATGCCCAGATAGCGCACGTTATCGAACACACGCCTGCTGCAAGCTCCGCTCCTGTTCCTGCACCCACACCTGCTATTCAGGAGCCTGCCGTCGCCGTCAATACAGCTCAGGTCTCTGCACAGCCGCCGCAGACACAGACCCAGCAGGCACAGCAGTCTCCGACTTCTAATACTCAGGCTGACCTTTCTGATTTTGAAGAAGTAAGCGCCGTCAATATTCCCGATAACATTCCGAAGCCGCTGCAAGATCTGATGCGCACCAACAATGTTTCCGAAGAGGATATCCGCTTTGCAGTCGCAAGCAAGGGGTATTTCCCCGAACGTATGCCTATAGCAAATTATCCGCCCGATTTCATAAACGGTGTACTTGTGGGGGCATGGGAACAGGTGTATGCAATGATAAAAGAAAATAAGAAACTGCCATTTTAAGGAGGATAACTGAATGGATAACAACTATGTTTTTGGCTGGGACGATGAGATCAACAACGAATCTTCCGATTTCGTCCTGCTTCCCGAAGGAGACTACGATTTTACTGTAGATAAATTTGAAAGAGCCCGCTTTGACGGCTCTGAAAAGATGCCTGCGTGCAATAAGGCAGTCGTAACATTTACGATATGGGGTGCTGATGACAGCATAACCATAACCGAAAACTTCCTGCTTTGCAGCAAGATGGAATGGAAGCTCTCGGCGCTTTTCCTCGCTGTAGGAATGAAAAAGCATGGTGAGCCTCTGCGTATGAACTGGGGTGCTCTTCCCGGAAGCAAGGGGAAATGCCACGTATTCATTGATACATACAAGAAAAACGATGGCTCGGAAGGGAAGTCCAACAAGATCAAAAAGTTTTATGCCTATGATGAAGATGTGCAGACAGTAAAGCCCAATGTGCAGCCCCAGAGTACATATCAGCAGCCCACACAGTATAACGCTCCTCAGGCTGGCGGCTGGCAGGCAGGTAAGTTCTGATGGAACTCAGACCATATCAGCAAGAGGCAATGGCCGCTGTTCTCAGTGAGTGGGACAGCGGCAACAGCAAAACGCTTCTGGTTCTGCCGACGGGCTGCGGTAAGACCATAGTGTTTGCAAAAATCACCGAAGAATGTGTTATTCGTGGCAAGCGTGTGCTTATCCTTGCTCACAGAGGTGAACTTCTTGAACAGGCTGCGGACAAGATAAAAAAGGCAACGGGACTTAGCTGCGCCGTTGAAAAAGCAGAGGAAAGCTGCATCGGCAGCTGGTACAGAGTTGTTGTCGGTTCTGTACAGACACTTATGCGTGAGAAACGACTTTCAGGCTTCGACCACAAGTATTTTGATACCATCATAATCGACGAGGCGCACCATTGCATTACTGACAGCTATCAGAATATTCTGAACTACTTTCCATATGCAGATGTTCTCGGCGTTACTGCCACTCCCGACAGAGGAGATATGAAAAATCTCGGACAGGTATTCAACAGCCTTGCCTATGAATATACTCTCCCCAAAGCTATCAAAGAAGGCTATCTCTCTCCTATCAAGGCCGTAACGATACCTATAAATCTTGACCTTACGGGAGTTTCAACACAGGCGGGAGATTTCAAGGCATCGGATATTGACACAGCTCTTGATCCGTACCTTTATCAAATTGCAGATGAAATGATAAACTACTGTTCCGACAGAAAAACAGTCGTATTTCTGCCGCTTGTCAAAACTTCTCAGAAATTCCGTGACATACTTAACAGCAAGGGCTTTCGTGCCGCAGAGGTCAACGGCAACAGTCCCGATCGTGCCGAGATACTCCAAGACTATGCAGACAACAAATATAACGTACTGTGCAATTCTATGCTTCTCACGGAGGGCTGGGACTGCCCCGATGTTAACTGCGTTATCGTTCTCCGTCCGACAAAGGTAAGAGGTTTGTATTGTCAGATGGTAGGACGTGGTACACGTCTTGCTCCCGGAAAAACTGAGCTGCTTTTGCTGGATTTTCTCTGGCACACCGAACGCCACGAGCTTTGCCGCCCTGCACATCTCATATGCACAGATGAAGCCGTGGCTAAAAAAATGACTGAAAAGCTTGCGGAAGAAGCAGGCTGTGCAGTCGATATCGAAGCAGCGGAACAGGCGGCATCTGAGGACGTTGTTGCTGAACGAGAGGAAGCTCTTGCGAAAAAGCTTTCAGAAATGAAAAAGCGCAAACGTACCCTTGTTGACCCGCTGCAGTATGAAATGTCCATACAGGCTGCCGACCTTACTAATTACACACCTGCGTTCGGTTGGGAGTGCGAACCGCCTACAGAGAAGCAGAAAAACCGTCTTGAAGCTGCGGGCATCTTCCCTGATGAGGTCGAAAATGCCGGAAAAGCCAAGCTTATCATTGACAGACTTGATAAGCGCAGAATGGAAGGCCTTACTACCCCGAAGCAGATACGCAGGCTTGAAAGCATGGGCTTCCGGCACGTCGGCACTTGGCAATTTGAAGCCGCAAGCAAGCTTATAAGCCGAATAGCCGCCAACAACTGGCGGGTACCTAAGGACATAAACCCTGCGGAATACTCACCCGACAGCGGACAGCTTACATTCAGCGGCTTTTGCTTTTAAACAGGAGAGATCATAATGGCAGATTTAATTGAGATCCTTGACCATATAGACCCCCTTCTGCTTGATTATCAGGAGTGGGTAAATGTAGGAATGGCGCTTAAAGATGAGGGCTATTCCCCTGCTGACTGGGACAGATGGAGCAGCCGTGACAGACTGAGATACCACAGCGGTGACTGCGAGAAAAAGTGGCAGAGCTTTAACGGCTCTGCTGCCCCGGTCACAGCAGGCACCATTATCCAGTATGCTAAAAATCAGGGGTGGCAGCCGTCAGGGAACAACGTTTGTTTCGACTGGGACGATGAAATAGTTGCCGAGGAAGACTGCGTTGTTGCAGGCCACGGCACCACAGAAGGTATCAAGCTTTCGGAACCGTCCGACTGGCACCCCGGGCAGGAAATAATCCGATATCTGGAAACTCTTTTTGAGGCTTCCGAAAATGTGGGATATGTTACCGAGACCTGGGAAAAATCTGAGGACGGAAAGACAAAATATCTTCCCACAAAAGGCTCCTGTACAAGAACTGCGGGAGAGCTTATTGCCGAGCTTAACAAACATGGCGATGACATCGGAGCCGTTCTCGGAGACTATAATCCTGCTGCGGGAGCCTGGATCCGATTCAATCCCCTTGACGGCAAGGGCGTAAAAAATGAAAATGTGACCGACTTCAGATATGCACTTGTCGAATCGGACTGTATGGCTCTGGAAGAGCAGAACGCCCTTATACGGGAGCTGGAGCTTCCTGTAGCTGTACTGGTCTATTCGGGCGGAAAGTCTGTACACGCTATCGTTAAAGTGGATGCGCCCAACTACGACGAATACCGTAAGAGAGTTGATTACCTTTACACGGTATGCAGGAAAAACGGGCTTGAAATAGACAAGCAAAACCGTAATCCTTCCAGACTGTCAAGGCTTCCCGGAGTTATGCGCAGCGGAAAAAAGCAGTATATCATTGATACCAACATAGGAAAAGAGAATTTTTCCGAATGGAAAGACTGGATCGAAAGTATCAACGATGATCTGCCTGACCCTGAAAATTTATCCTCGCAGTGGGACGATCTTCCCGAACTTGCTCCGCCGCTTATAGAAAACGTGCTGCGTCAGGGGCATAAAATGCTTATTGCGGGTCCTTCTAAAGCAGGAAAATCATATGCACTTATTGAGCTGTGCGCTGCCATTGCCGAGGGTACGGAATGGCTGGGCTTCAAATGCGCTCAGGGAAAAGTTATGTATGTAAATCTTGAACTTGATTCTGCAAGCTGTCTGCATCGTTTTAAAGATGTTTATACAGCTATGAAGCTTTCCCCCGAACATATAAGCAATATTGACATATGGAACCTCCGAGGCAAGTCAGTCCCGATGGACAAGCTTGCGCCAAAGCTTATACGCAGAGCTTCCAAGAAAGACTACATCGCTATAATCATTGACCCTATATACAAGATCATCACAGGCGATGAAAACAGCGCTGACCAAATGGCTCATTTCTGCAACCAGTTTGACAAGGTGTGCTCAGAGGTCGGTTGTGCGGTGATATACTGTCACCACCATTCCAAAGGAGCTCAAGGCGGCAAGCGGTCTATGGACAGAGCATCGGGCTCGGGAGTTTTTGCAAGAGACCCTGATGCACTTCTTGACCTTACACAGCTTGTACTTACCGACGGGCTGATGAAATCTGAGGAAAACGACCTTATCTGCAAAATATGTCTTGACTGGATATCTCGCTTTAAGCCTGATTTCAAAAGCACTGTTTCTCAGGACGATGTTTTTTCTTCATCAAGAATGAAAGAACACGCTCACAGAGAGCTCTCAGAAGCTTCATACAAGTTGATGTGTGCTGATATTGAGAAAGGCAAAGAAGCACTGTCACATCGCACTGCGTGGCGAATAGAGGGCACCTTGAGAGAGTTTGCAAGCTTTGCTCCGATAAGCTGTTGGTTTGATTACCCCATACATAAGGCTGACAAAAACGGTGCACTCTCTGATCTGAAATATGAAGAAGAGAAAAAGCCCTGGGAAAAGGCTACAGAAAAGCGAAAAAAGAGCAGTTCAGACAACATTGACAGCTTCATTAACGCTTACAATTCGCTGTGTATTGACGATGACCTCCCTACTATGCAGGAAATATCTACATTGCTTGGCAAGCCTCTGAATACGGTCCGAGACTGGGCAAAAAGAGCAGGCTACAAAGTAAATAAGGATACAGGAAAGGTCTTTAAGTCAGATGAAACGAAAAACGAAATCTAAGATTTCGTTTCGGTACGAAATCAGGAAATTATGATTTCGTTTTGACACGATATCATAAAACGGTTCTGATTTCGTTTCGGTACGAAATCAGGAAATTATGATTTCGTTTTGACACGACGAAATCATATATATATAAATATATAACTGACACCCGTGTCCGTGTGTGGTACGGTGACCCGCTAAGGGGGCGGTCACCGATACACACCCGACCACGGACATTAGCAAAAATGAAAATTTGAAAGAAGATGAAAAAGTGAAAAAATGCAGAAGTAAAAAACTTATGGTTGCACGCCAAATGCCTCCGCTTTATCACTCGATACCCGGTCAGAATTTTGATATTACTCGGAGCCAGGTAATACAGTGGCTTACTGCTCAGCCTGAGATCATGAATTACATTTGGGATAACATCAAAAATTCAGATGACGTTTTCTATGATGCTGATACGGGTAAATGGTGCGGTGCAGACTATAAGGGAGGCTGAACACATGGAAATTCAGTTCTTTATGCCGATGCTTCCTCCGACCGTAACGGCTCAGGAGCATAAGGTCACAGTGGTTCATGGCAAACCGAAATTTTATGATCCTCCCGAGGTGGCAGATGCAAAAGACAAGCTTATATCTGCTCTCTCTCAGCACTGCCCTGATCAGCAGTTCTGCGATGCGGTAAGGCTTGTGGTCAAGTGGCTGTTTCCTATAAGCGGTAGCCACCGAAACGGCGAGTACAAGACGACACGCCCGGATACAGACAATCTTCAAAAAATGCTCAAAGACTGCATGACCAAATGTGGCTTCTGGAAAGACGATGCTCTTGTAGTCTCGGAGATAGTTGAAAAATTCTGGTCGGATATTCCGGGAATATGGATACGCATTGAGGATATCTGATATGGATATTTCAAGAGTTAAATATAATCTTGGCAAAGATGTTCGGCTCAGGCTCCCAAGGCACTACATTGACGGACAGTATCGGTTAACAGGCTGCATACTCCGTCGCAAGAAAACAGGCGAATTTTACTATCAAGCGGAGCTTATTGATAAGGCGAGTGGTTCAATTGCGATAACTTCGCTTGATGATATTTCTGAGGAAGGAGAAAACAAATAATGCTGAAATGCGAAAAATGTATTCATAAGAAGATCTGCATTGACGGGGCAAATTACAAGAATGCCGAGGCTTGCAGGAATTTTATCAATGAAAATGATATTGTGCTTGTGAAGCATGGACATTGGCATTGGAGTGTGGAATATTTTCACGATGTTTGCAGTTGTTGCACACATCTAAGTAACGACCCTGAAAATTATCCATATAAATTCTGTCCTCACTGCGGGGCAAAGATGGACGGATAAATGGGGGGCGATAATATGCGCATTATGATTCCAAAGGTCAAATGCAGTAAGTGTTCAAAAAAGATGTATATCAATAACGTGCCGAGGGCATATCCTTCGGGTAACGGCGGCGAAATAATTTACATCTGCGAGCAGTGCAATAATGAAAATAAATCGGACAGAAACAAGGAGGTAAATTTCCGTGGGAACTGATGAAATTTTACAGCATCTTAAGGATTTGAAAACCGAAGCTGAGGGTCATTTTACCGATGACGGCGACGATGAAATATTCCACCAGGACGCAGAATCGCTGCAGGCTGCGGCTGAGGCAGTCAAGCAGAATAAAATCATTGCTGATGCTATAAACAGTGAGATTGCAAACTGCAATCGTGAAATCCGCAAGGCGGATATCGAAAAGGCGAAGGCTGAGGAACGCAGAATGAATTACGGTGACCGAAGGACAATGCTTATGGAGCTGCTCAGAACGATAAAAGGCGGTGAAGAATGATGTTTCTCGGCGGATTTCTGATAGGTTTTATCATCGGTATAACGGTAATTGCGGTTATTGCGTGTGTGATGGCTGCGGGAGATACACCCGTGAAGCATGGCAAATGGTTGAATTTTTACGGAAATTACACTACAGCCGAATGCGATGTATGCGGAGAATGCTTTGAGGTCACTTTTGAGGGTGAAAGCAATAAAATGTTGTTTGACGCATTTAGGCAGTCTTACCGATATTGCCCCAACTGCGGGGCTAAAATGGATAAAGGAAGTGAGGAAAATAACAATGGATAAAATTAAAGCAGTAAATCCTAACATAATCGTTAGAGGCAACGTTGATAAACCATATTATTTAATTGAGTATTACGATCTATCGGACAACGAATGGCATATTGGATATGGATCATACTGTTTAGCTAATGTAAAAGAGTGGCTTAAAACTTGTTTTGAAGTCACAAATGTTGATGTTGCACCAGTGAAGCATGGGCATTGGGTATATAATCAAAACGGGCATGACTGGGGTTTAGGTGCATGGGAATGTAGCTTGTGCCATAGTGTTAATAACAATCTGCCGATCGACAAGCGGTTCAGCCCATATGTGTATGCTGGCTCTAAATACTGCCCGAACTGTGGGGCAAAGATGGACGGAGGTGAAAACAATGGAACGTGAAATTTTGTTCAGGGGCAAGCGAAAGGATAACGGCGAATGGATATGCGGTGATTTGTTGCAAGATGTTGAATCGGGCATTTGTGCTATTGTTTCATATGTAAATCTTGGGGGAAATATTCACGATTTATCCGAAAGCTGTATTTTCGCTGTTATCCCCGAAATCGTCGGACAGTACACAGGTCTTACCGACAAGAACGGCGTGAAAATCTTCGAGGGGGATATCGTTAAGGGCACTGCATATTCTGCTACAAGAATTGGTGTGATTGTTTGGATTGATGAAATTTCAAGCTTTGGTGTGCGCTATGTCAACGCCCCAAATCCTACCGCTTGGGATTGGGAAAATTCATCTATTTTGAGATGTGTTTCACTGGGTAAGACAGACGAATTTGCAGCAGAAGTCATCGGCAACATTTACGATAATCCCGAATTGCTGGGAAGCTATTATTGAGGGATGCAAAAGAAGGAGACACAAACAATAAAAGGAGTGATCCGATGGCAGAGTACAAAGGCTGTTTGAGCCGTGAGCAGACAGAACAGGCGTGGCACGCACAGAAGAGCGGCAAGTCAATCGTATCTGTAGCTATGTCATTTAACGTCGATGTATCAACACTGTATCGGTCATATCAGCATTATGGATTTCAACCGCCAATTTACAGGAAGGACAGGAAGGAAAGAAAAGGCAATGGCTAAGGAATATGCAAAGTTATTTTATAAGTCCGACAAATGGCTGCAATGCAAGAAGTCATTTATTGCGGAGAGGCGTGCTATTGACGGCGGATTATGTCAGCGCTGCCGAAAAAGATATGGCTACATAGTACATCACAGGCAGCATATAACACCTGAAAACATTACAGACCCGATGGTCACGTTATCACACACAAATCTGGAATACCTTTGCCAGGAGTGCCACAACAAAGAGCACTTCGGTGATGCGGGGCTGAGGTACATGATCGGCGAGGACGGGCAGCCCATGCCCCCCCTTGCCACAGAAACGGGCAAGCTCCCTCGGGACCGATTGCAGAGATGGAAAGAACACACAGGGAAGTTTTGAGACCCCCCTACCTAAAATCTACAGAGAGGAGCTATCAGATTGGTCAGGTATCCTAAAGATTACAGCCCCATTATGGAGTACTATAGCCAGATAAAGGACGGTAAAGTTACTGTGTCCAGGAAGGTACAGCGGATCTACCAAAAGTTAGCCGAAGACCTCTCGGGGAGCACAGGTGCTGACGGTACCATGTATCACTATTCCCCTTCACGGGCTAATCATATACTTGAGTTTGCGGAAAACTATTGCAGGCACTCAAAGGGCAAGCTCGGTGGACAGCTGGTTGTACTTGAGCTGTGGGAAAAGGCTATGCTTGCAGCTATGTTCGGATTTATTGATGATGAGGGGCGGCGGCGATATCGAGAGGTTGTCCTGATAGTGGCTAAGAAAAACGGCAAGTCGCTGATAAGCTCGATAGTGGGTCTTTACTTGCAGGTCGGGGACGGCGAGCCGGGCGCAGAGGTCTATGCTGTGGCTACCAAAAAGGACCAGGCTAAGATAATCTGGGGAGAGGCTAAGCGAATGGTAAATAAGTCGCCGGAGCTTCGCAAACTGATAAAGCCCCTTGTAGGGGAAATGGACTGCGCTGTCAATGAAAGCGTGTTTAAACCGCTGGCATCTGACACCGACACCCTCGACGGTCTGAATGTTCATGGGGCATTGATGGACGAGGTACACCAGTGGCGTGACGGCATGGCGCTGTATAACATAATTGCAGACGGCACAACGGCACGAGAACAGCCTATGACACTGATAACCACGACGGCGGGCGTTGTCCGTGAAGATATCTACGACAACAAGTATGAATATGCCGCAAAGGTGATAATCGGATACGATGATCCCGATGCAGGCATTGTTGATGACCATTTTCTTCCGTTTATTTACGAACTTGACGCCCGAGAGGAGTGGGAAGATGAACGCTGCTGGCCAAAAGCCAATCCGGGACTGGGAACGATAAAAAATATCAGGCAGCTCAGGGATAAGGTCAGAAAGGCACAGCAATCGCCCGATTTACAGCGCAATCTTTTGTGCAAGGAATTTAATATCAGGGAGACGTCGGGCGGCTCGTGGCTGTCCTTTGACGATATCAATAACGAGACAACTTTTGACGTGACAGAGCTCAGACCACGCTACGGAGTTGGCGGCGCAGACCTTTCAAGCACCGATGACCTGACGGCGGCATGTGTGATATTCATGCTGCCTGAATGTTCGGACATTTACGTTATACCGATGTTCTGGATACCTGCCGATCTGGTCGAGAGGCATATAAACGAGGACAAGGTAAGATATGACATCTGGATAGATAAAGGCTGGGTCAGGACCTGCCCCGGCAACAGAATAAATCCCGATGCCGTCAGGGAATGGTTTCTCGAAGTCCAGAGCGAATATGACATTTATCTGAACCTTGTGGGATATGATTCGTGGAGTGCCGAGCTGTGGGTGAATGAAATGAAAAGAAGCTTTGGCGACAGCACCATGCGCCCCGTGATACAGGGCAAGAAAACGCTTTCCAATCCTATGAAGATGCTCGCAAAGGACCTGCAGGCACACAAGATAATATACAACAACAACGGCGTGCTGAAATGGTGCATGGCAAACACCTGCGTTGATGAGGACAGGAACGGCAATATCCAGCCCATAAAGAGTCGAAAGCCGACCCAGCGTATAGACGGCCTTGCGGCACTGCTGGACGCATACACCGTTTTGCAGGATAACCTTAACGATTATCTGAGTGTAATTTAAAAACAGGTAAAGAGGTCGAAATTGAGGGGTTAAGAATACAGCTTTTAAGCGCACCTTGTCTTTCTGTGAGGCAGGGTGCGCTTTTGTAACTGCAAAATCTGAGGGGCATTTTTATTGTAAAATTATAATTGAAGCAAAGTAATTTGAGAAATGAGGTGAACATCACGGCTTGCAAATACGCTGAAAAATGCTGCCACCATAACGCATGGTGGTGTGACTTCAACTCTGCCGCCTGTGATGTGCGCAGAAAGCATGAATGTGCCGAACGTGATACTGAGGGAAAATGTGCAGGCAAAAGCACTGTCACTCCCGACAAGCAGCGTAAAAAGGCGGTGAAGCAGTAATGAGCTTTTTTGCTACTGTAAGGGACAGAATTGCCCGATTTTTCGGCAGAAGCGGTTCATCGGCAACTGTGATGAAGCTTATGACCGACGAGGGGGACACGGGATATTTTGCGTTTGACGGAAAGCTGTATCATTCCGATGTTGTGCGGTCGGCTGTACGTCCGCTGGCATCTGCTGTCGGCAAGGCAGTAGGCAAGCATATACGCCACTGCATAAACGATGACGGCGATGAAGATATCAAGGTCAATCCTGAGGCGTATATCCGATTTCTGCTGTTGGAACCCAATCCGTATATGACAGGTCAGGAGCTGCAGGAACGCCTTGCATCGCAGCTTGCACTAAACTCAAACGCATTTGCTCTGATAATCCGTGACAGCCTCGGATACCCTGAACAGATATATCCCATTACGGCATACAGCGTCGTAAAAAGATATGACAGGGAGCGGAACCTGTATCTGGAATTTATGCTCAATAACGGCAAAAATGTTGTATTCCCGTACAGTGACATCATTCATCTGCGGGACGATTTCTACACCGATGATATTTTCGGCACGCCAAAATATGAGGCCCTGCTTCCATTGATGGAATGCGTTTCGGCTATTGACAGAGGCATAATTACCGCCATCAAAAATTCGGGCATCATTCGCTGGCTGCTGACCTACAATGCAGCGCTGAGAGACGAGGACCTTAAACGCCAGGCGAGAAATTTTGCGGCACAGTTCCTCGAAAGCTCGGAGACTATGGGCGTTGCGGCTGTGGACAGCAAGGCAAAAGCTGAGCAGATATCGCAGAAGGAATATGTTCCGCCCTCTTCCTCGGTAAAATTGATCACGGACAGAATTTACAGCATTTTCAACACAAATTCTGCTATAGTCAAATCAGACTGGACAGAAGACCAGTGGAACGCATATTATGAATCCAACATTGAGCCTGTGCTGCTGAAATTTGCGGCGGCATACACCAACAGGATATTTTCACGTCGAGAACGTGGCTGCGGCAATGAGATCGTGTTTGAAAGCTATAATCTGGCGGCGGCAAGCATTGAAACAAAGCTGAATCTGCGTGAAATGGTTGACCGTGGAGCTATGACCACGAATGAATGGCGTGCTGCTTTCGGCATGGCAGCTGTACCGGGAGGAAACAAACTGCTGCTGCGTAAGGATACAGGCGTTATAACGGAAGGCGGTGAGAGTGATGAGAACGATTGAGATAAACGGCAGTATCGTTGATGATGATTATGGCTCTATGTACGACAGATACGGCATTGCGGCGACATATCCCAAGAAGGTGAAGTCACAGCTTGCCGAGGCTGAGGCTGACGGTGACGATGTTGAAATAAACATCAATTCGGGCGGCGGTGATGTATTCGCAGGGTTTGAAATATACACTGCCATTCTCGGCTACAAGGGCAATGTCCGCATAAACGTTACGGGGATTGCGGCAAGTGCGGCAAGCGTTATCATGTGTGCGGCTGACTGCCGTATATCTCCCGTAGGAATGGTCATGGTACACTGCTCCAGCTGCTATGCAGGCGCAGGAGACCACAAATATCTGGAAAAGATGGCCGACATGCTCAAAAACATCGACGAATCCATTGCAAGTGCATATGTCACTAAAACAGGCATGAGCAAGGGAAAGGCTGTCGAGCTGATGAACGATACCACATGGCTGACGGCTGAAAAGGCTGTTGAGCTGGGACTGTGTGACGGCTACATTGCAAAAATCAATACTTCGGGGAATAAGCCGGAAGGGACACCGACCGACAATAAGCTGAAGGATGATAAAGCTGCGGCGGCGAAAGCCAAAGCAAGATTTTTAATGATGAGAGGAGAAATGCAAAATGTTTGAAAAGCTTAAGGCACAGAGAGCTGAACTGATGGCTGCTGCCAATCAGATGATCGAGGACGGTGACATTGATGGCGCAAACGCCAAAATGGACGAGATCAAGGCGCTCGACGATAAGATCAATGCTCTGCTCGTTGCCAAGAAAAATGCTGATGCCCTTTCCAATGCTGCGCCTGCTGTTGATATCTGCGGCGAGAGCACCGTTTCTGTGGGAACATCAGCCGAGGGCAGTATTTACCTGGGTCTTATGGGCACTGACAACGGCACGGAGAACGACGCAGCCGAAAGAAAATATGAAAATGCTTGGGCAAAATGGGCTGTCAAGCCCGAAACTATGTCCGTCGAGGACGTGGCTGTTATGAAGGCGTATAACGCAGCATTTACCACCACTCCCACAAGCGCAGTTATCCCCAGCACGCTTATGAAGGGCATTCTTGATGATGTATCGGAGGCATATCCCTTCTATGCGGACGTTTTCAAGACCTATGTCAAGGGCACTGTTACATTTGCCAAGGATACCGCATCTTCCGATGCAGCATGGTACGACGAAAGCACTTCCACCGCTGATGGTTCGGAGACCTTTGCAACTATCACCCTGAACGGCTGTGAGCTTGCCCGTTCTATCACAGTTTCCTGGAAGCTCAAGGAAATGAGCATCTCGGAATTCCTGCCCTACATCAGAGCAAAACTTTCCGAAAAGATGGGAGCGGCTCTCGGATACGGCGTACTGAGAGGCAGAGGCGTTGCCGCTTCCACAGAAAGCTCTCCCTGGAAGCCTGAGCCTCTCGGCATTCTCACACAGCTTGCCAAGAGTACATATTCGGCGCAGAACATCGCCGTTGCAAATCCTACCGCCCAGCAGATGATTGCTGCCTTCGCCGCTGCCAACGCTGCCATCGACGCAAAGTACGAGGCAGGTGCGGCATATTACATCAATTCCAAGACCCTCTGGGGCAGAATTGCATCTCTTTGCGATACTGTAGGCAGACCTATTTTCACAGTGTCCTCCGATGTAGCCAACAGTGTAGTCGGCCACATTCTCGGCAAGGCTGTAAAGCTTGATTCTGCCGTACCTGACGACAAGATACTCGTGGGCAACGCAAAGAACGGCTATGCTGTCAACATCAACAAGGACGTTACCTTAAACACTGAGGACCACGTGAAGCAGAGAAACACTGACTATGCGGCATATGCGATAGTTGACGGCGCTCCTCTTGCCGAAAAGGCGTTTGCGCTTATCAGCCTTAGCTATACTGCCTGAGAAATGGGGTGTAATGTATGACGGCAGAGGAACTGACCGAAAAGGTAAAAGCCGCATTGGGGATACTTACCGATGACGCTGATACTAACAATCAGCTGCGGATAAAGGCTCTCGCCGTTATGCGTTACATAAACAACGGCGGCGGAGCTGTTACGCTGGATAATGCCTCGGAATACGAAATACAGTGCATAGCGCTGGGCGTTAATGACCTTCTGAACCAGAACGGCACTGAATTTTCCGAGGGCTTTAAGGCTATGGCAAGTCAGCTGCAGCTGAGGGGTGATGATAGTGACAAGGCATAATTTCATTACTCCGATACTACTCCGTGCGGGAAGAGAAGCCCCGGCACGAAAGGTGATTGCGGACAAGGCAAGCATTACGCAGCAGGAATTTTTCCACGCTGACGCTGACAGAGCCATTGGCATAAAGCCCAAGCTGTGTATGCGGCTGCGGTCGTTTGAGTACAGGGGCGAAAAGCTGTGCGAATACAGCGGCGTTGTATATTCTGTTTACAGAACATATGACAAGGACGGTATCACAGAATTGTATCTGACCCCAAAGGCTGGTGAGCAGAATGCCAAAACGTGATCCATTCAACTACAAATATGAGAGCATGGCTGATTTTTCAAAGGCGGTTGCTGCAAGGTTCGGGCTGCACTACGCTGACCAGATAAAGGCGCTGGACAAGATCACCAGAAGGACCGCCAAAGAGATGGCGAAAGCCATTGAAGAGGCTGCGCCCAAGAAAACGGGAACATATGCAAAAGGCTGGACGATCTACGGCGAACAGCACATTGAATATGTGAAAGGTCTTGACACGCTGAAAACCACATACACCGATTTCACGGTGTATAACAAAAGCAGATATATGCTGACACATCTGCTGGAGGACGGTCACAATGCAGGCAAAGACCAGCACTGGGTGCCAGGCAAGCCGCATATCGAAAAGGTCGTGCGTGAATTCAACGACATTTACATTGACCGCATTGCGGATGCCTTTGAGGGATAAGCCATGAGATTATCAGATGTTAAAAAATTAGTTTGCGAGGCGGGTATCCCATGCTATAAATGGGTCGTGCCTGACCCGGAAGATGTGCCCTTCCCGCACGCCTGCGTTGCCAAAATAGGCAGCGGAAACAATTTATATGCAGACAACGGCGTTTATTTCCCTGTAGCCAGGTGTCAGATGTATCTGGCTATGTACGATGACGATCGGCAGGAAGATATTGAATATGCTGTTGATAAAATTTTTGATGACAACAATATTCCCTATACATACATCATGGGATACAACAGGGACGAAAATATTGTTGTAAAAACCTATACGTTTGAAATTCCGGAGGAGGTAACGGATAATGAATAAGGTAAAGTTTGGCCTTTCCAATGTACACGTACTGTTTATTGACAAGTACGACCCCGAATCAAAAACATACACATTCGAGAAGAAGGCAGGTGAAACCAACAAGGTGAACATCATGCCTATTCCCGGTGCGGTAAATATCAGTCTGGATCCTCAGGGCGACAAGTCAGAATTTTACGCAGATGACATTGCGTATTTCGTTAAGAACGCAAACACAGGTTATTCGGGCGACCTTGAGATCGCAACGATACCCGACTGGTTCCGCCAGAAGGCTCTCGGCGAGATCGTTGATAAAAACGGTGTACAGCTTGAAAGTGCAGATGCTGTAACAAAGGAATTTGTAATGATGTTCGAGGTCAATGGCGATGTGACAAAGACCAGATTCATCACATACAGAAATACGATTTCCCGTCCCTCTATCAAGGGCCAGACGGTGGAAAGCTCCATCACTCCCAGCACTGATGCCATGACTATCACCGCAATGCCCCGTGAAAACGATCATTTCACCGTCGGACATATTTCGGGCGATGTTACCGATGCGACCGCAAAGGCAGCATATGCGGCATGGTACACAGATATGCACGAGCCTAATGTAGATGATAGCGGCGAATAATTTCGGAAGGTGAGACAGGATATGATAATTCACGGATTATCTGAATGCTATTATGTGTTCGGCGGAGAATTAAAGCCGCTCAAAGCGGCTGTCAGCCTGTCGCTTTCCCCGAAAGTTACCGTTGAATTTGATAAGCGTATCAGAGGCAGCGGAAAAGGTGTCAAATATATCAAAGAGGGGTATGACGGCAGCATTGAGCTGGGCGTTATGCCCCTCGATTTTTATAAGGATATATTCGACTGGGAAAGCGACGATGACGGCACATTTACCGAGATATATATTTCCGCAAACAGCATGAATGATTTCTCGCTGATATATACCGCAAACGGTCAGAGAGATATATTGTGGTCATGTGAGGCAGGGCAGCCGGAAATAAAGCGTAAAACAAACAGCAAGGGCATAGAGGTGCAGACCATATCTATCCCTATTTACGCCCGACGCAATAGTCAGCGGAAAATACGCAGCATAAACCAGAATGCGGACAGTACGGCGTACAAGACGTTTTTTGGCTTCAAGGAGGTTTAATATGGCCGTTGAAAAAACTATACGCTATAACGGCGGACAGTTTAACATGAGGGCAAGCGCTGCCGTGCTGATAGCATACAAAGAACAGTTCGGCACCGAATACACGGAAGATTTTACGGCAGCAGGCAAATCCCCGCTTACAGCCATAAAGGTAGGATACCGCCTTATATGGGCTATGGCGAAATGTGCGGACAGGAACATTGCCGACCCTGATATCTTCCGAGAAGATCTCGGAGATGATTTTGATTTGCTTTCAGCCGTGGAAGCTGCTGCCGACCTGATGCAAAAAAGTCTTGGCATATACGGCGCCGATGACGGCTGCAATGATAATAATGCTGACACAGAGGATACAGGGAACGATGAGCTGTCGGAAAGGCTGACGATATCAGCTCTCCGCTGCGGCTTCTCAGTTGCCGACCTGAACGATATATCGGTTGGATTTTTGCTGCGCTGCATAGAAAATACAGGCGGCGGAAAGAAGCATAAGGCAGAGAATGAAGTCCGTGAAGCGACTGCTGACGATGTGGCTTCGTTTGTAAAATTCCTTGGGGGATGATGTAATGGCAAAGAAGAATATTGCAGGTATTACCGCAAAGCTGGGACTTGACGTTTCGGGTGTGACCAGTGCGCTGAATGAAATTGAAAAGAAGTCCAAAAAGCTTGCTTCCGAAATGAAAGAGGTCGATAATTCGCTGAAGATTGACCCGCAGTCTGTTGTACTGGCTGCCCAGAAGCAGGAGCTGCTGTCGGAAGCCATATCCAATACACAGAAGAAGCTCACCGAGCTGGAAAGCGTCCAGAAAAAGACAGATAATGCGTTTAAAAATCAGAGCAAATGGGAAGAGCAGTATGCTCCTCTGAAAGAAGCTATTGATGCCACCAAGGAAAAGCTGAAAGAGCTCCAGAAGCAAAATGAGACGATGAGATCTGACTTTGAGAGCGGCAAAATAAATTCGGAGCAGTACCAATCATATCAGAATGAGCTTGAAGCCACCAAGGCGAAAATGAAGGAGCTGCAAAACCAGGCAAAGGAGCTGGAAGCCAGCTTTAAGGACGGTCATATCACTGCCGATGAATACCGTGCGTATCAGCGTGAGGTGGAGAACACCAAGCGTGAACTGCAGAATTTACAGTCAGAGCAGAACGGCACCAAGAAAAGCACCGAAAACCTCGGAAAATCTGCTGAAAAAAGCGGCGATAATTTCAAGGGTGCAAAGAAAAACATAAAAAGCTATGAGGATGCTGTAAAGGACCTGAAATCTGCCATGGACGACGTTGCGGGCGACATCAAGAACGTTGCAGCCGTTGCGGGCGGAGCTGTTGCTGCTGTAGGCACTGCTACTGTTGGAGCTGTCGGGGCTGCTGCGGAGGTAGGTTCGGGATTTGAAAAATCCATGTCCCGTGTTGAGGCTATCTCAGGAGCGACAGGAAATGACCTTGAAAGGCTCAGGGCAGCCGCAGAGACTATGGGTGCCAACACCTCGAAAACTGCGTCGGAATCAGCCGATGCGCTCTCATACATGGCGCTTGCAGGCTGGAAAACCGAGGAAATGCTGACAGGCCTTGAGCCTATACTGCGTGCCTCGGAGGCAGGCGAAATGGATCTTGCTACCTGCTCCGACCTGGTCACAGATTCCATGTCGGCTATGGGTGTATCAGTAAACGACCTGTCACATTATCTTGACGTTGTAGCGGCAGCTCAGAGCAACTCCAACACAAATATGCAGCAGTTGCTGGAAGCGTTTATCGAATGCGGCGGTTCAGCGCATAATTTCGGTCTGAACGTGGAAGACCTCTCCACAGTTCTGGGTGTTATGGCCAACAGAGGTATCAAGGGCACCGAAGCAGGAACGGCGCTCAATTCGATATTTGTAAATATGCTTGGCAGCACCAAAAAGACCGCCGAGGCTATGGACACGCTGGGGCTGTCACTGTATGACAACGAAGGCAATATGAAGGATGTCACCGAAGTCCTGAAGGAGATGGGCGACGCTCTGGCAAGTGCTACCGATGAGCAGCGCAACAACCTTGAAGCTATGCTCGGCGGCAAAACTCAGATAACCGCTTTGCAGGCTATGGTAAACGGTCTTAACGGCGAGTATGACGACCTTTCGGAAACGCTTTACGACTGCGACGGTGCATTGCTCAAAACTGCCAAAACCATGCAGGACAACCTTACAGGCAACGTAACGGCGATGCAGTCAGCGCTTGAAGGTCTCGGCATAAAAGTGTATGATTATCTGGAAGAGCCTTTGAAAAGTGCTGTGCAGTCGGCAACAAAGGAGATATCTGATCTGAGCCGCTCCGTTACAGAGGGACAGCTTTCGGAAGTAATTGAACGACTGGCAGATAAATTCGGAAAGCTGATAGAAAAAGCTGCGGCGTTTGCGGCTGATGAGGGTATTCCTGCGCTGATAAACGCTCTTGACTGGATATCCCGAAACGGTGATAATATCATTGCGACCGTCGAGGGAATGGGAGCCGCATGGGGAGCATGGAAGATAGGCACAATGGTCGCCCATGTAAACAGTCTTGTAAAAGCCATAAAGGACTATAAGACAGCTCAGGAAGCGGCTACAGCGGCGCAGATAGCTGCTAATGATGCGGCAAAGGCAAACATATATGTTGCTGTTGCTGCGGCTGCTATAGGGCTTGCAACGGCTCTGGGCAAGCTTGGCGCTTCTCAGCTTGATTCAATGGCAGAGACCCTGCGTGAAAGAGATGCACTTGACGAAGTGACCCAGGCTATGCTGGAACAGCAGGACGCTATAGAAAACAGGATAGGCGCATTTAGGGAAGAGAGCAGCGAGATAGACAGCAAGGCTGAAAAGGAACGTGCCCTTTGGAAAGAAATACAGACCCTTGTTGATGAAGAGGGCAATCAGATAGACCAGAGCGGCAGGCTTGGTGATGCTATCAACGAGCTGAATACTCTGGCCGGGACAAATATACAGATTATCGGTGGTCAGATACAGGGATATCAGGGGCTTAAAACGTCCATTGATGATGTCATTGCATCGCAGCAGAGACAGGCAAAGCTGTCATTCCTGCAGGACGATTACGGTGAAGCCCTGGTGAACATTGATGAAGTCACGAGCAAGTATGAGCAGGCTCTGGCTGAGAAGAACAAGTGGTATGAGCAGATAAATTCCCTCAGCGGAATGATAGCAGAAATGGACCGCACAGGCATTGTGCCTGACAGTTGGGCAGGCTCGGCAGATGACCTGCGTGCGGCAATGGATAATGCTAACGAGGAATTTACCAAGGCAACAGTACAGGTAAACGCCCTGTACGAATCTATGACAGGATATCAGGGCATTATTGACACCTACAACACCATTTTGACGGAAGAGGCCGAAGCAACGAACAACGGCGGCAAGGAAGCTGGCGGCGCATTTGGCGAGGGTTTTGCTGAAGGAGCCGAAGGTGGTACGGGAGAGGCAGAAAATGCCGCTTCCGATGTTGTGGGAGACGCAATATCCGCCGCAAAGGAAAAAGCTGAATCCGATGGCAAGTCTGTCGGAGAGATCGCTGCCGATGCGCTGACCGCTGCCATGGAAAGCGGCATGAAGGATTCCGACCTGAAAAAGCTTGTCAAGCAATATGTATCTGATCTGAAATACGAACAGGCTAAGCTTGGTGCTGATGACAGCTGGCTTTATGACGAGGAAGAGAAGATGATCTCTGTTCTCGGAGAAGGTTCCGAGCTGTATAAGGAATACATGACAACGATCCTCAACGGCAGAAAGAAAATTGCCGATTCTGCCGCCAAAAATTCCAAAAGCAACGAAAAGACGGAAGCCAAAAAGGAAGCTCAGGCGATCCTTGACACCATGGACAGTATGTATGCCCAGGCAGTTTCGGAAGGCAAGGATATAGGCGAGGCCGCTTCCGAGGCTATTGCATACGGAGTGGAAAAAGGCCTTGATGACAGCAAGCTCAAAACTGCTGTTGATGGATTTGTCAAAAAGGCAGACATAGAAAAAGCCCTTAACCACAAAGACGATGACAACTGGTATTATGACCAGCTGGAAAAGATAGTCGATGCACTCGGTCAGGGCAGTGAGCTGTATGATAACTTTTATTTGAAGCTTGTTGAGGGCAGAAACAAGGTCGCCGATGCCGATGAAAAAGCCAACGACAAGGAAGCCAAAAGCGCCAAAAAGAAAACCGAGGAAATTGAAAAGCTGCAGGCAAAGTATCAGGCTGATTTCGGCTCTGTCTTTACGAAAAACAGCAGATACGGAAGCAAGGGCTCAGAGCGCATTGATACGAGCAAAATGGAAAAGATCGTTGCGGCAAAGGAAAAGCTGTCAGGATATCTGACACAGCTTGCCGCAAAGGGTATGCCGCAGAGCGTTATCGACGAGCTGCTGACCATGGACCCTATCGAGGCTGTGGAATATGCCCGAATATTGCTGAGATCTCCCACTAAGTTTGACAGCGTGAAAGACCTTGCGAAGCGGGACAAGGCGGCATCAAAAAAGCTGGCAGCGGCTTCTCTCGGCTCCTCTGAGGATTTTTCGGAAGCTGGAAAAACCGCAGGCACAAATTTTGCCAACAATCTGCTCAGCGCTGTTGATAACATCATCGGGAACGCATTGCCGAACCTGACAGGAATAGCGTCTGCGCTCGGCAAGACACAGAACACTGCGCAGACACTGAATGATAAATCAGCAAGCAATAACGGCAGCACTGACAGCACCGTGACCGATACGTCAAAGACCAACGCCCTGCTTGAATCTATTGCGATACTGCTTAACAGCTCACTTGGCAATGGCATTTCCGTATCCTTTAATCCCACGATTGAAACGTCCGTAACCATGGACGGAGAAACAGTGGCAAAGGGCATAAGTCAAAAGCAGTACGAGCAAAAGGTCAGAACATCAACTTAACAGAAGGGAATGAGAATATGGATAAGGAAGAGAAGCTTGCAAAAATAAAAGCCTATGAGAACAAGCTGAAACGCCAGTGCGCCGACATGGACGCTAAGCGCAAGGAGATCGCAAAGGGTCTCTGCAAGGTGGCTGCATTTGAGTACGTGCAGGCGCTTGAACTGATGGACGACATCATCGAAAACGGCTGGGTGGAAATGTTTACTCAGAGCGAAAAGTTAGAGCCGTATGAGCGCACCCGTCCTGTAGTTGATGTGATGATGAAGCTTTTTGAAAAATATACCAAAAGCATATCCCAGCTCAACAATATGCTGCCGCCATCATCGGCGTGCATAAAGAGCGATGACACGCTTTCGGCGTTTATTGCGTCAAGGAGAGATTAACTGCGAAATGCTCCTCCCCGTTTTATGTTATGATTAAATAAAACGGAGAGGAGCGATTTTTTTGGCACTGCTCAAAATTGGTACCCTTGACCTATCGGAATACTGCGAAAAAGGCGACCTAAGCATAAACCGTACAGCGGTATATTCCAGCGGATTTGAAGGGCTGAACGGACAGAAATCAAAGGCTCTGCTGGGATACAAATATCAGATATCGGCTGCATTTACTGTTCCCGATGATGTCAAAAAGACTATCGAAAATGCCTGCAAGTCCGCTTCCGTAAACATCACATTCGGCGACACATCAGCGGACTTCAATGCGCCTGATTTTACGGCAAAGCTTGATTATGAGACATCATCAGGCGTGAGTATGTGGACTGTAAACATCAGCTCGGTGTGCGATCTCGCCCCGAGCAGTCTTTAGCATACCTTACGGGCTGATAATAGGCGGGCGGACATTCGGCCCCGAAAAGATAAGCAATATCAGCATAAATAAAAGCCTTTCGGGGCTTGGCATAGGCAGCATAGTGACACAGCAGCTCTCTGCCACCGTTTATGCGGATTTTCTGTTTAACGAGGGCGAAAGCGTTACGGTTGTGGGATTTGACGGACTGCCGACATTTTTTATCGACAGCGAAAATCGCACCGAGTACACTGTAAGCATTACGGCATATGACCGATCACGCAAGCTGTCTCAGCCGTTTGACTATTCGACGTTAAAAGACGGAGACAAGACAGATTCCAAAGGCGACCCCATTTATAAGGACATATCCGCCACTGAAATTTCCAATAAAATTGCTGCACAGTGCGGATTTTTAGGTGCATCGGGAACGACCGAGCTGCTTGTGGGCAATGTCACTGCCAGCACATACAAGGGGGCAAGCTGCAACGCCATAATGGAAGCACTTGCAGGAGCATCTGGCTGTTTTGTGCAAAGCGGAAGTGATAACAGTCTTTGCTATCACAGAATAGGCGTGGAAACTTCTGCCGCAAGCTGCTCTAACCACAGTGCTATCATCGAATATCCCACAAACAGCTACACGAGGCTTATCGTGACGGGTGACAGCTCAAACGTTTATGATAACGGCAGCGGCGCCCCTGCAAGCATCATCGAGCTGTCAAATACGCTTATAACGCAAGGAATAGCCCAGTCATTGGCTACAAGGCTGTTTGAGGGTGGTGCATACACATACAAGCCACTGAGCTTCAGCGCTGTTTTAGAGGGCAATATTGATCCATACGGCACGGCTATAGTCGGTGATAAATCCTACACAGTCACAAACATATCTATCAATCTTTGCGCTGACGGTGCGGTAGCATCGCTGTCAACTCCGCAGATGCCCGAAAGCTCGTCCGTTTATAATGACCTGCTGACCCGTGCCATAAATCAGCGGATAGCAGCTAACCGCATTTATGGCTGCACGGAGATCACTGACCAGGGGCTGAAATTTGTAAGCGCTATTGAAAATTCCGAAAATTCCGATGAAAGTTCTAAAACCGAATACGGCTTTGAGATGGCAGGAGAGGGTGTTGCCAGATTTGCGGGAGCTATCCTGAATGGCATGATGCCCACTGCGGTGAAAATTGCTGAGGACGGCAAAAGCCTCCGGGCGAACTACAACGGCAAAATTTTTGAGTACGCCATTACTGAGGACACAGACGGCAACATTATTCCCACGACAAGCGAGGTGAGCGGCGATGGATGATATGATGTGGTTCCTGCTGGGGCTGGCGAATGGTAAGGGCGGCAAGGTCAAGCCCATAACTATAACGGAAAACGGAGTATATAATGCGCCTGAGGGGTATGTGGGGTTTGAGCCTGTGACTGTTGATGTGCAAGCAGCAGCAAACATACAACCATTGACCGTGGTGGAACCAGGTGTGTATAATGCGTCCGACTATGGCTGTGACGGATTTGACCCGGTGAATGTATCAGACAAATACAAAAAGCTGTATGAGCAGGCGCTGGGTATTGGCGATAGCATTGACACAGGCATTACTGATCCCGATGGAAATGAGGTTGTGCTGGATAATGCTATCGAAAGCGATTGGGACATCGTAAAATGTATCACACTGAATGAGGGTTCGGCGGCTATTACGTGTCCCGGTACAGGATTGCAGTTAAAACTATTTGTGCATTACAGTGACCCCCAGGTTTTGACCGACGGTAATACCTATGTTTCAAAGTATCTTGGCGCAACAATGACAAATTTAACGACAGGACAGACTGTAACATATGATAATATTTTGCGAGGCGGATATCAAATAAAGGTGACGGAAAAACTATCCGTCCGGTTTACTGTTGAGAATTATCTGATTAAAGCTAATGGTCAGTATTTTCAATTTTATCCTGGAAGAGTTTGGCGTAATGGCGAATTGTGGGGCGGTGCTGAGAGTTGGTGGAACTCCTTTTTCAAGGATTTTAATTCGGCTACTGTTGGCATACCAAACGGATTTGTATCGCCCGTATATTTTCAGGCGGTTTATGCGTAGTAGAGGAGGATATTTTATTTATGATAAAAGAAGTAAAAGGCTGCAACAGGGTCATCGAGATCACCCTTGACGGCTCTGAATGTGCTGTGAAATTCGATGCTAAATACAACGGATTTGATATCCGCAACAAGTCGGGCAAGGATATCACAGTATCCCTGAAATCAGGTGCTGCTAAGGGCGATGATGGCGTTATCACCATTGGGGACGGCGAGACGTTCAACTATATGCACATGATGGGGCTGGACACTGTATATATCACAGGTTCGGGTGCTGTGGCGGTAGCTGCCAAGAATGAGGCTGCGGCAAATTTTAAGGCTGTTCGGAGAGGGGGTGGTAAAATAACGGAGGTAACACCCGAATCGTTGGGATATGCAGTAGGCGCCAAAATGTTTTTTGACGGTATTTACAATTTTCCGCCTAAACACGCCACGAACGGTAACACATGGGTCGATATGGTGAACAGTCAGACCATGGGTCGATACACAGACGGCAGCGGTTCCGGACTGATAGCATCTAACCACTATATCAAACAGGCTGGCATCGCAACGGCGATGAAGATACCCGACCTGATTGACTATGACCGTTTTACTGTAGAACTGTTCGTTGAAATAACGGGCGGAACCACAGGTGAAAATGATATTATCAGCAATTTTGACAAGGCTGGTTTTGGCATTTACACCGAAAACGGTCAGATAAATGCGTCCATACGTTCTGAATCATTGGCCAATTACCTGAATATCGCCACAGCATTTACCCAGAACACACCATATGGTTTGGTTATAACCTATGACGGACAGGCGTTTAAGTTCTATGTGAACGGCGCACTGGTCGGAACAAAAACGTTATCCGACTACAAGAAATCAACCCAAAATACGTATCTGGGCTGTTTGGGCGCAGGCGATACCAATTATGCGGTAGGCGCATATAATTTCTATCGTTTGGCGGCGTACAGCAGAGCGTTGACTGCGGCTGAAATCGCTCAAAACTACGAAAAGGACGTTAAACGTTACATCAACGGCGAACCCGATTTTCCTGCTGAAGACGAGACAGAGTGGATTACCAGCATTGCAGAAAATCATAATAATATCTTCCGTGGCGATGATTTATTCGCCAAAGGATATACTATTGACGATATCTGCGCTATGATTAGTGACGGAAGTTTTTCTGATATCTATATCGGTGACTATTTCACGCTATCGGGAGACATTGCGAATGTCCCCTGTTTCGTAGAGCAGACCAGTGATGATAACACCAAGACATTGGTCGAATCGACCCAGACTGTCACATACAATACCAAATTCCGCATTGCTGGGCTGGATACATACCTGAATACAGGCGATACAGCGTTTGTACAGCATCACGCTGTGATTGTGCCTGATAACGCTATTGGAAGTAACCGAATGAATGGTACGAATACAAATAATGGTGGATATACTGGCAGTTTTCTGTTTACATCCGTATTACCTGTATATAATGCGCATTTTGACGCAAAATTGAACAACCATTTGCTGTTGCACAGTGAATATCTGACTAATAGTGTATCAGGAAATTCTGCAAATAGTTGCGTATGGGTAACTGTTAAAATCAACCTGCCGTCTGAACCAGAAATATATGGCAGCACCATATTCGGTGGTAAATATGATAATGGATTGAATTATCGTCAATTTCCGATATTTAGATTAAATCCAAAGTATATATGCAATAGAAATTGGTTCTGGTGCAAATCAACCGCATGGAATACCAGTTTTGCGGGTGTAACAAGTACGGGAAATGCAAATGCAAGTGGCGCGTCATCTATGGGTGGCGTGCGCCCCTGTTTCTGCATTGGTTGAGGGGGTGTAACGAATGGAATACAATGAAATCTACCAGAAAATAATTGACTGCCGCTGGAAGCTGTCGGATAGCGCCAGCCCCGTAGGGGACTGGAAAATTGCAAAATGCTATGAATATGCGTTGATGGGGCTGCCTGCACCGTATGACATGACCGAATTAAACGCCAAGCGGCAGGCGGTAAGAGATGAAATCAACGAGCTGGAAGAGAAATTGAAAAAATTTGATATTCCTGTGGTTAGGAAATCTGAGGAGGAATGAAAATGTCAATGAACATCAAAACATATGTATGCGCCATTATCGGCGCAATAGGCGGGGCTGTTTCGGCAGCCCTGGGCGGCTGGGACAATGCCATTATTACGCTGATTATTTTTATGGCGGCTGATTTTATATTGGGGCTGGCAAACGCCATGTGGTGGCACAAATCCGACAAATCGGAAAACGGGGCGCTGTCGTCCCGTGCCTGCTGGCAGGGAATAGTAAAGAAGTTTGGTACGCTGTTAATCGTCGTATGCGCCAACTACGCAGACAGGCTGCTCAATGTGGATTATCTTCGGGACGCTGTGATTATAGCGTTCTGCGCATCAGAGCTGATTTCCATTTGCGAGACGGCAGGACTGATGGGCATACTGCCCTCGGGCGTGCAGAAAATTTTGTCAAAGATAATTGACCTGCTAAATGATAACGTTGATGGAGGTGGACGTAATGGCAATTCTGGCAGCCGATAAAATCATTAAAATGAATGGCGTAAACGTGCATCAGTATTTTCTGACAACGCACAATCCAAACCGCATTGATATGCCCGGGAAGCGTACTGCCAAAAACATTGGAGTGACTCTGCACAACACTGACCGCATCAGCACAGCAGCCAACACAACGCCCGCTGAGCAGTACACACGTGCC